GTTTTAACACATTTTCCAGCGGTACTGTCATATAACCAAGGTCAAGAATTAACCTTAGTACTTCAAGTACTTGAACCGGATGTTTCTTAACAACTGGTAAAAGGAAAACGGGGAAACCGGTTACCTCTTCGCCTTTTGAGAAGAAACGTTTTGCCATTTCGGCAGAGTGTTTTGACTCAGTGGACTTCACCTTTGAAACATTTACTCCTAAGAGTGATACGTTATCTATAAATTTGTGGTAAACCACAGAATTAAAGATAGCAACATCATCTCCTATGATTAAATAATTTCTGAATTTAGGGTAACCTACTTCAGAAGCAGAATATTCGACTAAAGCATGTATCGACATTGTCGCTACAGCCCAAGAAGAATAAACTCCCATTGGTGTTCCTGTAGAGTACTTAATAGTCTCTTCAGTTGAGTCAACTGTAAACTTTCGTTCACAGACGACTTTTGTCCACGCATTCATAATCTTGGTACCGAGAACTTTTATGACTATTCTTTGCTGAGGTTCCCTTGGGAATCTATCAGTAAAAGCAGTCATATCCGCAGTACCTACGAACTTTTCTTCAGCAGTTTTCTGTTGAAGAACGGTTTTTAGGTGACCCTGTCTGTACGTACAATCTGTTTTCATTTTCCTTAAAAGGTCCATGAATAACTTATGTACGGGATAAAGAGCTAATTGACTCCAGTAATCACCAATGGCGACTACTCTTGTCTTTCCTGCTCTATCCTGTAAGAACCTTAATCTTGAATGACATCCTCCGGGTTTTAACCCGATAGAATGTTTATCCATGAGTTTGGTTATTTCAGGAATGCATGTGAGTTTTATCAACTCACGTACACTATCATGTATTTGCGGATCTGCTAAGAGGGCCGAAAGGTCATCTAAACAGCTAATCATCGCGGGACCATTTGGTCCTTTCGTTGAACGCAATATACATACATCTAGGAGATCAAGATTGGATAACTTGACTCCGGACCATGAATCAATATACTTACAAAATTTATCAACGACTTGTTGTTGGTAAGACGACGGAGACGTGATTGTTTCTGTTGATTTGTCGACAGTGAGGGTTAAACCCTTTACTGCCCCAAAAATTGTATTTATAATTCTTTTATGGTTTGGGTCTGAAGAATTTATTAAGTCTTTCCAAGGAATAAAAACCTTTGGGAAACCTAATTTATCTCTTTTATGAAAAGGAAGTTCAGGTAGGGTTATCCCTATCGTTGAATTTCTAATCCATAATTGATATAATTTTAAAATTTTGATAGTCTCTTTAG